TGCCTGTGTGCCAACTGAGGCACTGTCCTCGGGGGGTTGACTTTCCCCCCGATCCGATCCATACTACCTTTGTTCACACGAAACGACTTCCATGCGTAAGATCGAACAGCAAATGAACGCCGCCATTTCTAACAATCAGAACTGGCAATCTGACAACACCGCTGTCGCTTACAACCCCGAAACTAACGAGTCTACCGTGTTCCTTCATGGTAACAAGATCGCAGTCGTTGGTGATGACTTCGTGCAAATCTTTGACGGAGGTTATCAGTCAAAGACTACCAAGTCCCGCCTGAATGCTATTCTTTCGGAGCACGGAATCAAGGGCGAATGTGTATTCCAAAAGAACTTCAATTGGTTCGTCCATAAGTTCATTGGACAGGCAGGAACTTCCCCCGTGTTCAATGAGTACGAATTCAAAGATGGGTTCATGTTTGCATAAAGAATTGGGGGGCGATTGCCTCCCTTTTTTTATACCGCGAAGCGGCTGAAAAGTTGGCTGCCCCAGTGACGACCATTTTCGTCATCAGGGCGACCCTGCCCCTCCTTCGCTTGTGACCCTATTGTAGATCCAAGAGGTGCCGCAGGCAGCCGACTGGGGACAGTTAGCAGACTGTCCACAAACCCCCTGGAATCGCCCCATCCTGTGCCTATAATAGGTTCATGCAAAACAAGCACATCGAACACCCCGAAGACACGATCCTGACGGGCGACCTGACCGCCCTGGATCTCCTGCTCTCTGAGGGTCATCTCAGCGTTAAGATCGACGGCGCTCCTGCCGTTGTCTGGGGTCGCAACCCTGCTACTGGTAATTTCTTCGTTGGCACCAAAAGTGTCTTCAACAAAGTAAAGATCAAGATCAACGAATCTCATGAAGAAATTGATGCGAACCACGTCGGTCAAGTTGCAGAAATTCTGCACGCTTGTCTTGATTGGTTACCTGCTACAGATGGCATTTTCCAAGGGGATTTTATCGGTTTCGGTGGATCTGACGAGTATACTCCCAACACAATCACCTATAAGTTCCCAGAGATAATTACTGAGAACATCATCATTGCTCCGCACACTTACTACACTGCGGAATCGGATTTGCGCGATGCAGTAGCACATCCGATGAAGTTCATGATTACTGATACTTTCTACTGCAAGTTCGTTAAACCCCAAGCACGTATCTTTACTGGCAATTTTGATACCTGTGCTGGATCGTTTGGTGATCTTTCTGAGGTCATTCAGTTTGCTAAAGTAATGGCACAGAATGTTGAGTTCGTTGATGATAAGAAAGCAAAGCAAATCAAGCAGGCATTGAATAAGTGCATCCGCGAAGGTACGCCGATTGATGATAACGCATTCGATTGCGATTACACCCTGATCGCTTACTGGAAGTTGGTCAAGTCTATCAAAGATGATGCACTCTATCTCTGCCGTAATAACGGTCCAGAAGCATACATCGGTCAGGACAGAATCGACTCTGAAGGTTATGTCTACTCCAACGACCTGGGTACAATCAAACTGGTCAATCGCGAACGCTTCAGTCATGCTAACTTCAACAACGCTAAATTTGCACAAACTCCCTGAGAGTTCTTTATACTCAGGTCAGCCGCCCGCGTGCCAATGAGCGCACTGTCTACCCATGCCCCTTGGGCGGCGGATCTGCCCCCTATAATGACTTCAGTTCAAAGGAAACGCAATGACCTTCGCCATCCAACCTTCCGCCTGGGGTTCCTTCGATTCCTACGGTTGCGATTGGGCATCGACCATTGAGCAAGCATACCGCATCGGTCAGGCATGGGGAGAGGAGTGCATGATCTGGATGGTCCCCCAGAATGGCACCCCCGTCCGCTGGTGCCGCACTGACAGCAACACGAACGCCATCGCTGATCTGGTCTTTGGGGTCGGTCGCTGACCCCCGATCTGCTACAATACTCTCAACAGCAACCGACCGATGCGCTACCCGATCAACTGCAACGACTCCCAAAGCGTCTGGACCCTGCGCCTGAATCCTTTTACGGGAACCGCCCGCGTCCGCTGGTTTAACTCCCCTCTGACTGAGTACCGACACACTGGGGTGTCGCGTCGCGCCATCCTGGGTATGCTCTGGTATTCTGGCAAAACCAGCAAAGGGGGATGGGTCAACCGTCATTGCCTGGAGAAGTCCGACTCTAAGCGTCTGAACTGGCGTCCCGTTCTGGAGGAGATGGCAATTCAGCAACTGTCTACCATCCGCCCTTAAAGGCACCCCTGACCCCTTATACTGATCTCAGTTCAAACGAATCCGATGAGCACCGCTACCTACAACGGTTACCCGAACTACGAAACCTGGAACGCCGCCCTCTGGATCCAGAACGATGAGTTCCTGTACAACACCGCTAAGGCGATCGTTGAATTTGCCGAACCCGACTGCACCCCTATGGGGAACTGGCGGCGGTTTGTCCGCTGCATGATGGAAGGGCAGGTCGGTCGCTTCCTGGGTGCTACTGGCGACGGCGTTCGCTGGGATGACCCTGCCATCAACCCCTGCACCATGGGCGCTCTCTTTGAGGAGTTTGAAGAGGAACTCTCCTAAGGGGTCGCCCCCTCTCCTGATCAAACCAAACCAACATCCTACCATGACCCGCGACCTGGCAACCTCCCTCCTGAACCGTGCCGCCGATGGCACCCAGCTCCTGCAGATCCTGGACACGATCGCCAGCGACCTGGAAACCCAAGGCATTGAGGATTGCGCCGCACATTACCAGATGATCAGCGCCCCGACCGCCGAACCGATCCAGTTCTGACAACTGTCTACTCCCCCCGCTTTGGGGGACCGATTGACTCTATACTGACTTCAGTTCAAAGGAAACGACCTCATGACCATCGCTGCTCTGACCTCCGCCGACACCGCTGCTCTGGAGTTCTACCAGGAGAACGTCGCCTACGTTGATGGGTTCGGTCTGACCAACCTGGACCGCCCCGAGCGTCTCCTCTTTAAGAAGGGTCGTCAGTTGATGGAGGCAGCACTTGCCGCCGCCAACGCCCCCGCTACCAAGCGCATCCCCTACACCGATGAGGAAGTCTGCTTCCTGGTTACTGCCTACCTCAATGCAGGGGCACACATGACCGACACGCTCGCCGCGTTCTTCCAAGTCTTCCCCGAAACCGAGCACACCCGCTCCTCCGTTTGGCAGAAGATCCAGCGCATCCGCACCCTGGACAATGCCTACCCCGATGACACCCGTTGGGACGGCGACGCCCAGGTTCGCTCCATCGCTGGCAGCATCGCCCCGAATCGTTTCGCCTGATTCGTGCTACAGTATCCAAGCAACCGACAGACGCCCATGATCCTCTCCATGTCCTCCGACCTCCGCACCCGCCAAATCGTTTGGACTGGTCGCGGCAACGACGACACCCCTATGGGGTCGCGTCTGCAACCTCAGTTGGGCATCAGTGCGTTCGCCATCGCTGGGCAGTTCGCTGACCTCTGGAAAGATGAGGCAACCGCCTGCCCCGTGTCGGGTTGGCGTTCGTCCCGCTGACAGTCTTATTCGTGCGTTCGTGCGGGCAGCAGTCCTATGCCGCCCGCCGCCGTGCGGTCGGATCGCGCTAAGCGTTTCATAAGGGGGGGGGTATATAAAAAACGATGGGTCCCTTTAAGCTATAAACGACCCGATTCGCGAGAGATATGTCAAACGCTATATAATTTCAAAATCCGAATTTAAGTTACAAGGCATGAGAAAAAATTTTTCGGAAAATTTTTTGACCGTAGAGGTTGATCCAGTAACAGGTGAATATATCCTAGTCTTTCCTGAATGGTTAGTTAATGATATGGGATGGTATGAAGGTACTGTGTTAGAATGGAGCATGGAGGGCGATGAAGTTATTCTAAGAGAATCAAAAGATGACTGAAACTACAACTACAAAACTATTTCATATCTACGCAAAGGATAAATGTTTATTGCCTTGCGTAAAAGAAGAAGATTTCAGTGTAACTTGGAACACTGTAAAAGCAATTGTAGGTTTAATGCAAACAGACTATCAATCAGAAGATTTAAGTTACGAAGAAGTTACTGTTAATAAAGTTGCTTCTGAGGATCCTTCTTATTGACAGGACCTACATAATGCAGTATGATTCATACTGAATCGATTCACATTCAAACTTGACCAAATTATGGCTAAAGGATTTACAGTAAAAGCAAAAACGCCCGTTGCGTCTTCAACGAAAGAAGAAGAGTTTGATTACGCGAAAGCAAGAGAAATGATCAAAGGTAAGACAGTTGTATTCTGTCTACCTGGACGAGGAGTATCTTATATCTTCTTGAAGTCTTTCGTACAACTCTGCTTCGATCTAGTACAAGCAGGTGCAAGCATTCAGATTTCCCAAGACTATAGTTCCATGGTGAACTTTGCACGTTGTAAGTGTCTTGGAGCAAACGTACTACGTGGACCTGATCAGATTCCCTGGGATGGTAAACTCAAGTATGATTACCAACTCTGGATTGACTCTGACATCGTGTTCAATACTGAGAAGTTCTACCAACTTGTTCTGATGGATCAAGACATCGCAGGTGGTTGGTATTGTACTGAAGATGGTCATACTACTTCAGTTGCACACTGGTTGGAGGAGGATGACTTCCGATCCAACGGTGGAGTCATGAACCATGAGACTCTTGAAAGCATTCAGAAGCGTCGCAAGCCATTTACCGTTGACTACACTGGTTTCGGTTGGTTGCTTATTAAGCACGGTGTCTTCGAGCATACTGAAATGAAGTACCCTTGGTTCGCACCTAAGATGCAAGTCTTCGAGTCAGGAGAAGTGCAGGATATGTGCGGCGAAGACGTTTCTTTCTGCCTTGATGCGAAAGAAGCAGGATTTGATATCTGGTGCGACCCTCGTATTCGCGTCGGACACGAAAAGTCTCGTATTATCTGATCCCCATGGCAGAAGACCGTTATACTATTAAAGTAAACGGAGAGGTCCTCTTCAAGTCATTGTCGCAAGACGAATACTTTGACAGAATGGAGGACCTTGCTCTAGAATATTATCAGCGAGGCGTCCCTCGTCCTGAGTCCATTGAAACTATTATTATTCAAGAAAACGGAGATTTGAAAAATGGCAGTTCGCTCTAAAGTCGGAATCAACAAGTCTGGTTACATCAGCGGTCCCCCGAAAAAAACTCGTCAAGGAGATGGAGGCGGAACTAAGTATGCCGCTACTTCTCGTAACAAAGCACGTAAAAAGTATCGCGGACAGGGCAAAGGATGAAGCAACTACTCTTTATCTCTGAAGATAAGGAACGGGCACTCATTCAGGAGATGACCTATCGGATGAAAATGGCGAATCTGCCTATTCATCCTTCAGATACTTGCTTTCTGATGGTCTCTCCTAACTACTCTGCTATTGCTACACAACACCTCTCCCATTCGCTTTCTGCGGATCGGGAGATTTTTCATGTAGAGACAATCAATGTGCCCTTTCCTGATGAGGATGTACGCGAGTATCGTACTGAGTTTACTCAAAACTACATGAAGTGGCAGTTGAGATGGGATAAATTCGTCCTGATTGATGCTGCAACAGTCGATGGAAGCAACCATAACTGGATTTGCGACGTTATGACTAAGGCATCAGGTGCAGATATATGGTCTGTTGCCCTTTGTGAAGACACTAACAGCAATTTTAAGAGCGATTTCGTCTCTTTATACTATGATGGAGGTCAATTTGACTTACACTTCTGGTGGGAACAACCAAATAATCATTGGCACTGGCAAAATAAATAGAAAAAGGGATAGCAACCCCTCTAAAAGTTCTGGAAACGAACTTTTTGGAGGCAAAATGGCAAACCATCCTGTTCCTGATCAAGGAAACGACTTCATTGAGTCGGGAATGACGCTAATTACCGACACAAAATCAGACAAATACCTCAATAGACCAAAAAATTCTTACAATCAGCTAAGAGAAGTGGTCGGTGACCATGTTCATGACCTTGAAAGGCAAACTCTGCTGCATGAACAGATTAGAAATGATGATGACTATGATGATTGGGAGTATGGTACTGAACCAACATACGGAAAGAGGGTATAAATAAGGTGAAGAAATACTTTATTGATGGCAAATCAACGAATTTCGCGCTCATTTAAAGATATCAGCTTGTCATTTGAACCACATCCAGTGACAAAAGACTTGCCTGCCTTGAGAAATGAAGGTGCAATTCGTAAATCAGTAAGAAATATTGTTCAAACTATAAGGGGAGAGCGATTCTTTGATTCACTTTTTGGATCAGACGTTCGTTCTGCCCTTTTTGAGTTTATTGATTTTGGTACTGCGACGTTTATTGAGTCCCAAATCGCAAATGCGGTGTTAAATTATGAACCAAGAGTCGAAAATCTGGTCGTAAAGGCAAATCCTAGACCAGATGACAACTCTTTTGAGGTTACTTTGTATTTTGACGTTGTAGGATTGGATATACCAACACAAGAATACACTTTTATGCTAGAGGCAACCAGATAAAATGCCTTTTACTAAGTTTACAAACCTAGATTTTGATCAAATTAAGACTTCGATCAAAGATTATCTTCGAGCAAACTCTGATTTCTCGGATTTTGACTTTGAGGGGTCTAATTTTTCTGTAATTTTAAATGCACTGGCGTATAATACGTACATTAATGCATTTAATGCGAACATGGTTGTCAATGAATCCTTCTTGGATTCGGCAGTCTTGAGAGAAAACGTCGTATCTCTTGCAAGATCGATCGGATATGTGCCCCGTTCTAGGACCTGTGCGAGGGCAGAAATCAATTTAAGTGTATCGGTAACTACAGCAAGTCCAACGATTACTCTAGAGGCGCGTGGACCTGTCTGTGTAGGTTTAACGAACAACAGTTCATTCATATTTTCAGTTCCAGAAGGCATTACCGCAACTGTAGAGAATGGTATTGCAACCTTTGGAACAGCAGCAGAACCAATCTCTGTTTATCAGGGAACTCTACTGAAAAAGACGTTTACTGTAGATGGTTCTTTAGATCAAAAATTCGTATTAGATAATTCTTTCATTGATACTCAAACTATCGTAGTCAAAGTTGCTGGTGCATCTGAGACTGGAGAAGGTAGAGAGTATAGACTAGTTGATAATATTCTTTCAATTGATGAAACTTCTGAAATTTACTTAATTCAAGAAGTTCAGGATGAGAAATATGAACTTCTGTTTGGTGATGGAGTATTTGGTAGGAAGTTAGAGAATGGAGCTAAGATTACTGTTACTTACATCGTAACTGATGGTGCGGATGGTAATGGAGCAGCAAACTTTGCATTTGCAGGAACTTTTGTTGACTCTCTTAACAACCCAGTACCCGTAAATTCAGTAACTCTAACAACCATCAATAAGAGTGCTAACGGCACTGAGATCGAACCAATTGAGTCTGTTAAGTACTTTGCCCCTAGACTATATTCAGCGCAGTACAGAGCAGTCACAGGAAGGGATTACGAAGCGATTATCCATCAAGTCTACCCCAATACAGAGTCTGTATCTGTAGTTGGAGGAGAAGAGTTGGATCCTCCAAAGTTTGGCACCGTTCAGATTAGCATCAAACCCAAGAATGGAGATTTTATATCCGATTTTGATAAGCAACTGATTCTAAGCAGACTAAAGAATTATTCTCTAACTGGTATCAATCAATCTATTGTTGATATCAAAGTATTGTATGTTGAAATTGATTCTTCTGTTTACTACAACACATCTTTGACTGCAAATGTCAATGAACTAAAAACAAACGTTACAAATTCTCTGCAAGCATACTCAGATTCAGTTGAACTGAATAAGTTTGGAGGTAGATTTAAGTACAGTAAAGTTCTTAATGTCATTGATAGTGTAGATAGAGCAATTACATCTAATATTACGAAAGTAAAGATTAGAAGAAATCTAAGAGCACTAGTCGGTCAAGCAGCACAGTATGAATTGTGCTTTTGTAATGCCTTCCATGTTGACCCCAAAGGATTCAATATTAAGAGCACTGGATTTAAAATCACTGGCGAAACGGATACAGTTTACCTAACTGATATTCCAAATGCAGACAGAAGGACTGGAGTCG